CAACGGTATTTTAACTCATAACTATAAGTAAAAGATATGCCAATAAGTATATTTCAATTTTCTAATACTAAACCTCAAGATGGGACCATTAACCTATTGTACTCTCAGTCTATAGCTGATAGTGGTAATTTTACTATCATAGCAGCTAATGTACCTTTTGAGAGCGGTAATGGAGTTAATATTGAAAACTCTTTACAGGAACTAACTGAATTTACTATTAATAAAAAACTTGCTTTTGATAATATAGATAAGGTAGTATTTAATGTATCGCAGAAAACTAGAAAAAGTGGGTATTACTTTTTGCAATTTAATGAAACAAGCTATATTAATAATGCAACGTTTGTATTAGGTGATGAAAGTACCTTTATAAGTGAAAGTTTTGTTACCTCGAGCACCGGAACTTCTGGTCCGTTTACCTCAGATCAGAATGGCTCATACAGTAATATACCTTCAGCATCTGCTGATGAAGCAGTGCTAGTTGATCCATTTATTGTAGGAACTTTTAGTAACTCAGATTTTGAACCTTTAATAAGTAACGCTACAACTCTTGAACCTAATTCGTTTCAATTTTTAGTAGATAGAAATGAAGATCTAATTAACCCTAAAAACTACCAAGCGATAGTTAGTAGATCTGCTGTAAAAGCAAATGTACAAGATTCTAATTACTCTGATACCGGATTAATAAATGCTAGGTATGTCGGTACTAAATTAACTAGTGGTAGTATAGTAGGTGATGATCCTGGTATGTCTTTCTTGAGATTTGGAGGATCTATTCATAAAGATGATGCTGATAATGCTACCATAGCAGCTATTAGTCCCCAGGAAAGGGTGATAGAAAATGTATATTTTAATTTTGACAATACTAAAATTATTAGTTCATCGGCAAGCGAATCTTCATTTTTAAGTGTACCTCAAATAGGTAATTACTTGTACAGGTATGATAATAGTATAAATAGATACTCTAGATTAGTAAATACTAAAATATTTAATCTTGAATCAGGTACAGTAATAACTACTGATTTAGCTGGGTTAGTTTTAGATAAATCTGTAAACTTAATAACAGAACCTACACCAACACCTAGTCCAACTATCTCACAGACACTTACTCCATCTGTAACACCATCAGCTACTCCGTCTATATCAGTTACACCATCTGTATCAATGACACCATCAGTTACACCATCTGTAACTCCTAGTATTACGATAACACCTAGTACATCACCTCCATCATAACATGAAACAAATTTATTTTAATTATTATAGATATTTATAACAAACACACACAAAGAAATGGGATACTTAAATAACTCTGTAGTAACCGTAGATGCAATTCTCACTAAAAAAGGTAGAGAATTACTTGCAAGAGGGGACGGTTCTTTTAAGATTACTCAATTTGCATTAGCAGATGATGAAATCGACTACACACTATACAACCCGAGCCATCCTTCAGGTTCAGCTTACTATGGAGAAGCAATTGAAAATATGCCTTTATTAGAAGCCTTCCCTGATGAGAATCAGATAATGAAATATAAACTAACTACTCTACCGAGAGGTACTTCTAAACTTCCAGTATTAGACCTTGGTTTTGCTTCTATTACCCTAAAGCAAGGAGCATCACTAGCTTTAACCCCTCAAACTTTAAACTACTTAGGAGCAACTACAAGTTTTGAAGCTAATGGATATACAGCAACTATAGCTGATACTAGAGTATTGAGTTCATTTACAGGAGTAGGTATTAACACAGAAGAAGCAGAAAGATTAAATAGTACAACAACAGTAGGAACTAATGTTTCTAAGACTGTAATTGGAACTTCAATCAACTTAACAGCTACAGCTATTAATACTTTATTCGGGACTAGAGTTCAATTACAAACAACAGTGACAGTAATAGGTAGAGACTCTGGTGCACGTCTTACATTACCTGTAACTATAACTAAAACTAATTAATATATAAAAGATGTCGTTCAAAAGATTTGACCCCCAAGATATAGTAATAAGTGCTGAATCCATCACCGCACCTGTATGGAGTAACTCAGTAATTGAGCTATCAACATTCTTCACTTCTTCAGCTCAAGTAGCTGGAGCATCTGGAGCATACTATTATAATGTTTATCAAACAGCATCTGATGATACTACAGCAGCAGTACAGTTTTCTGTAGCTTATGGAGATATTGTAGGATCTGGATCATTACATTTTAATCTAGCAGTAACAGGAGCTTCTCCTTCTAAAACTATATACGGTCAATACAGATCATTGGTATTAGGAGATGAAGAAGGTAACTTCGTATTTGGATCTGAAACTGGTTCACATTTTTATGCAATATCAATAGATAGAGCTAGATATAAAGAAAAACTACTTCCAGGTACCTTTAGTTTAATCTTATCAGGCTCTGACTCTAATGGCGATGGTGCACTTCTAAGTCTAACTGATAATAGTCAAGTAGCTACAACTACTAACTTTAATGATGCAGGACGAGTATTTGAAATCGTATCCGGAAGTTTAGGAAATGTATATACAGGAGTAAACGCGTCAGGTCATTCTTCTGCTAATGGATCATATGGATTCCTATTACCAGATATAGGAGTAGTAATACTTAATGGCAAAGCATTAGATGGTTCATCAGCTGGTTCAGCAGGAGGAATTAATTTAGGTACTATACGTACAATGAATACTGAAGGTAGTGGATCGCAGAAACTATTCGATGCAATTAAAAAAGGAGCATCTTATAAACAGAACTCGGAAGAAACTATTTCTTCAAACTTTGTATTTGTAAGAGCCAGAAATGCTGAATTTAATTATTCCGCTAACCCTTCTAACGTAACAGGATCAGGTGAACTAAGACATAACGTAATGGTTAACAATCCGCAATCATATGCTACATCAGTAGGACTATATAACGATAATAATGATTTACTTGCAACCGCTAAACTATCGAGACCTCTTCTAAAAGATTTTACTAAAGAAGCTTTGGTCCGTATAAAGCTTGACTTTTAATGAATGGGAGCCTACAAAAAGCTAAACAAACAAGATGTATATGTAACATCGTATGAGGCAAATAAGTCTTACCATGTTATAGGTGATGATCAACTCGAAGAGTTTGAAGTAGACGGCTTTTATGTAGAATCTAGTTCAGGTGCTTACTTTCCGGCCTTCTTTCATAACTATACAGGTAATTCAGGTACTAAATATAATAGGTTTACAGGATACAAAAGCCTTCATCAATTATACTATTCTAATTTTACTTCACAGTCTTTAGAAACTGGAGAGAATCTCCAATCAGGATCATTTGATAACTTTATAATGTCTTCTCTAGCAACAGGTTCTTATAAATCGAGCTTTAGAGAGTTACCTAATCAAGCCAATGTATTTTCTATTCCAAGAAAACATACAGGGGTAGGTATTAAACCAAACTCATTTATAGTACATAAATCAGGAGCTTCTGCTATAGACGGATATTCAGGTTCTTATATGGTTTCAGGGTATATTGAAGACGGTGCAGATGGAGTACCGGATAGTGAAGATGATTATATAACTTTTCCAGGTGATGCTGAATTATTAAGACATGGTGATGGAATAGAGTATATAGATGATGGAGAAGGTAATATTGTAGTTTCCGCTTCTAATGTATTATCCGATACAGGAAGTTTTAAAATTGGTGATATAATTTACCCTCACGGATTAATTATGTTTACCTCAGAAAGTATGACTGACTTCTATAGAGAAGATTTAGATATGCGATGGAAAGCAACTCAACCTATTTATACATATAATGTTAGATGTCAGGTAAGAGATCATGAATTGAATTTTACTCAACATCCATCAGCTATAACAGGGTCTGAAGGGACACTTCACAGTAACATAACAGGAAGTAGTTTTCAACCTTATATAACAACAGTAGGACTTTATAATGATGCAAACGAATTATTAGCTGTATCAAAATTTAGTCAACCTATACCAAAGTCTGACAGTACAGAAATGACATTTGTAGTAAAAATAGATATGTAAATAAAAAATTATGTCTCAGATAACTCTTAGATTATTAAAAGGTTCAGCTCTAGCTCAATCAGAGGTGGATGATAACTTTAGGAATTTAATTAATTCCGCATCAGTAGATATTACTACTGGTCAACTCTCCTTATTCACTTCACAGAGTTCAGGAGCACTAAAAGAAATAGACGTTAGACCAACTTGGATTGGGTATAGCGGTTCGTCAACTACAGGAGTAGCATCAGTAACTGGTTCACTATTGGTCACTGGGGATATTACTGCACAACAGTTTAATACAGAAATAATTTCTTCATCTACCATATTTGAATCAGGTTCAACTATATTTGGAGATGATAGTAACGATACTCATCAAATAACAGGTAGCTTGCTAGTAACAGGCTCTCAAACTATTACCGGTAGTTTAAACGTATTAGGTCAATATACGACTAATAATATAATCGAAGCAACCGGACAGTCTAGTAAAATTAGATTTCATTATGATGAATTTGATAACTTACCATCAGCCACTACTTGGCATGGTATGTTTGCTCACGTACATGCAACAGGTTCTGCTTATTATGCTCACGGAGGTAACTGGATAAGATTAGCTCAATCAGCTTCATTTGCTACTCCAATAGCAACATTAACAGCTGCTAGTGCTTCCCATGAAACTTCTATAAATGCTTTAAACGCTAAAACATTACTATCCTCATCAGTACAGATATCAGGATCAATCTCTGGTTCATTAGGACCTAACGCTACTTTTATAAGAGCACTTAATGCTGACTCTATCTCTGGTTCATTCGGAGGTATTACAGCAGCATCTGTTTCAGGTTCATTAGGTGATAATGCTACATTAATTAGATCATTAACAGGAGCAGTTATATCAGGTTCATTAGGTGTTAATGCTACATTAATTAGATCACTAACAGGTGCTTCTATCTCTGGTTCGTTTGTAGCAACTTCTGCAAGTTTAGCTACTAACATTGCAACAAACCTTGCAAGTGTAGGTACATTAACAACAGATAAAGCTAATAAAAGTGAAATAACAGGTTCGTTTGCTGTTGATAGTGGTTCATTTAGTACGAGGTTAACAACTATAGAAGGAGCTTCAGCATCTGCACCAGCAGGAACAGTATCAGGATCAGCTGTAGGAACAGCTCAAGGACAAATAAAAATAAATGATGTAGATGTAAATGTAAAAGATCTTCAAACTACTAGCGATGTTACATTCGCCGACATAACTGGTTCAGGTTTACTTTCAGTAACCGGAACAGGTACTTCTCAATTTTCTAGTCACTTACAAGCACATTGTTTAGGTATAGGAACAGCTCCATCAACAACAACAGGAGAGATTAGAGCTGCAGGGGATATTACTGCATATTATTCTTCAGATGAAAGATTAAAAGAAAATATTAATAATATAAAAGAGCCTTTACAAAAACTTTCTTATATTAATGGAGTAGAGTTTGACTGGATACCTAAAGAAGGTATTCACTCTAACGAAGGGCATGATATAGGAGTCATAGCTCAACAAATCGAAAAAGTGCTACCTGAGTTAGTAACTGATCGAGAAAACGGATATAAAGCCGTACGTTATGAAAAAATTGTCGCGTTATTGATTGAAGCGGTTAAAGAACAGCAGTTACAAATCGATGAGCTAAAGTCAAAGCTCTAGCGACACAAACCAAATTATATGGAAATGACATACCCTTCCTGGACATACCAGGGTAGGATCTTCAACGACATATTAGACTTTCCAGAAGGAACTTACGGATTTATTTATGAGGTTTTTCATAAACCCTCCGGTCTTAAGTACCTTGGTAAGAAAGTTCTACGCTTTGAAAGAAATAAAAAGTTAGGCAAAAGAGCATTAGAGGCTCTGCGAGAAGAAAGAAAAGCAAACGGCATAGGAGGACGTACTCCCCTTAAGCAGAAGATCATTACCGAATCTGATTGGAAAGATTACTACGGTTCTCATCCAAAGATAAAACAACTTGTTAAAGACTCTACGGACTTAAGATTAGATTTCGAAAGAAAAATATTAGATTTAGTACCAAATAAAAAGCTGTTAACTTATTATGAATGTAAGCACCTATTTATAAAGGACGTCTTAGAGGAGTATAGTCATCAGTATATAAATGATAACATTCTAGGAAAGTTCTATAGAAAAGATTTCAATAATGAAACTAAGTGATATTATACTTAACGAAGATAACCACGGAGATGGTTATGAAAAAGGTAACATTAAGTTAATGGGCGATATGATTTTACCTATCGATAAAGAAATGGTATTACAAGCACAAGATGATAAGTATAATAGAGGTTTGCTAGTAACAAGTAAAAAAGATAGAAGTTACGATATAGCGTATTGGGCTGATAAATTTGAACCTTATCCAATAGAAGTAGAAATAGACGGTAAATCAGTTTCTAAAGATGCAAAAAATATAAAATTACTTTTTCACCCTGAAATGAAATAATATGATTAAACTTAAGAACATTATAGGGTACCCATCTTTACAGTACCACATTGATAATAAACTTTCACTACATGAGCATGTCTACAGGTATAACTCTGATGCCTTTATACAATTATTTAAAGAAGCAAGAGAAGCTCATAGTAACGAGGAAATCGAACTTAGCGAAGAAGATATAGAGCTTTTAGAAACTACCGATATTGGAGAATATGGAGACTATAACGGTATTAGAGTTCCTTTAGATTTACCAATGGTATCACCAGATAAGAATGCTTTATTCGAAATTGGCTGTATGATAGACAATATGATAGAAAATGAAGATACTATTGATGAAGCTACTTCTATAGATGAAATGATAGATTTTGATCTTGTAAAAGAATTAGTTGAGAGTATCGGAGGTACTATTGATATGGATAAATTTAGAAAAGCAGTAAAGCTTCAAAACGAAACTTTCGATTATTCTGGATTTGATATGATTAAAGCATCAGTTGATTATATTCCTGAAGCTGAATATAAAGGTAAAAAAGTCCAACTTAATAAACCTAAAAGAGGCGGAAGCAAAAAATTCTACGTTTACGTTAAATCGAAAAAAGGTAATGTAAAAAAAGTATCTTTTGGTGATACTAACCTTTCAGTTAAACTTAAACAAAGGGGAGCTAGAGCATCCTTTGCTGCTAGACATAAATGTGCTCAAAAGAAAGATAAAACAAAAGCAGGTTATTGGTCATGTAATATTGGCCGTTACTGGAAATCATTAGGTGGTGGATCAAACTTCTCAGGTTACTGGTAGGCCTTATTCTGAAATAAAAGAAGACGGTTATATTATAAGAGAGTTCTCTCAAGACACTCCTTCATATGAATTAGTATGGCATAGAGATAAAGAAGATCGAATAGTTCAAGCTATAAACGATACTGACTGGCTATTTCAACTAGACAATGATATTCCCCGTAGATTACTAAAAGATAAACTATTTATACCAAAAGAGACATATCACCGTCTGGTAAAAGGAACAGGTGATTTAGTTGTAAAGATATGGCAAAAGGATTAACTTTAGGTAGTTACGTAGGAGGAACTAAAAAAAAGAGACCTGGCATTCATGCTAAGTCAAAAACATCGAAACTTAAAACTTCAAAAAATTATCAAAAGAGGTATAAAGGACAAGGAAAATGAAATTAAAAAATATCATATTAGAATCAGATTACTGGACCAGATTTAAACCAGAAGCTGAAAAACTTGAAAATGAGTTGAAAGATACTTATGATAGGGATGATATTAATGTTTCTATTATACAACACTCTAGCGGTGACTACGCAATGGGCAACGTTACTATTAGAGTAAGAAGAAATCTACCTGAAGATGAATACCAGAAGATGAAAGACTTTATATCCTCCAAAGGATTCAAAATTACCGGCGGTATGAATATGGCTGACGACGATGGTGATAGGTATTATTACCCTAATATAAAATTTGAGTTTGAATTATGAAACTAGCAAAAATAATTTTAGAAAATAATAAGTATGTAGTTAGAGAGGAAATAAACTTATCTGACACTGATGTAACTAAATTAGCAAAAGCTATTACTATAAAGCTAGATGACTATCTAGATATAGATGATAAAATTCTTTTAGAACAAACAGTTACTGCAGCTATCGGCGACCTTTTACATAACAACGAAATATAGTTGTATAATTAAAATAAAGTTCTTATCTTGTCTTAAAGATACGGACAGGTTTTATGGATTATACATTCCTTTTAGGATCCATTGAGAATATATTAGGCAAGAGTCATAAGAGAGCAAGAGACAACCATGCGTTTCATTGCCCCTTCTGTAATCATCATAAGCCTAAGCTTGAGATAGACATGCATACCAATGAAGAAGGTAAGAACTTTTGGGAATGTTGGGTATGTCAAACTAAAGGACAAACTATACGTTCTTTACTTTACCAATTAAAGACTCCTAAAGACCAAGCATCTGAAATTTTAAAGTACTTACCTAAAGGTTCTTTTATAGAATTTAAAGGACTATCTATTATAGAGATACCAAAGGAGTATCAACCGCTTCATAATGCATCTCCTACTTCAGTTGTAGCTAACCTAGTTAAAAGGTACTTATATGAGAGAGGACTTACCGATAATGATTTTATTAAATATAGCATTGGATACTGCACGACTGGAGAATATGGAGGACGAGTTATTATCCCAAGTTATTCTAGATCCAATACACTCAACTATTTTGTTGCAAGAAGCTATGATGGCAACTATTTTAAGTACAAAAATCCAGAAGCTAGCAAAGACATAATATTCTTTGAAAATTTTATTAACTGGGACCAACCTATTATTCTATGCGAAGGAGTTTTTGATGCTATAGCTATAAAAAGAAATGTTATACCTATACTAGGTAAAAGTATATCTACCTCACTTTATAAAAAAATAATAACTAGCAAAGTAAAAGATATTTATATCTCCCTTGATACAGATGCAAAAAATAGAGCATTAGAGATAGGAGAGAAGTTTTTAAATCAAGGTAAAAGAGTATTTTTAATAGACCTACCTGATAAAGATCCTTCCGAAATGGGATTTATACCTTTTACTAAACATATTCAAACTGCTCAAGAACTTGATTTATCAAGCTTGATGCTACATAAATTAGATTTATGAAAAATACAGTTTTGATAATTGCAAAGGGAAGTAAGCATACAGACTTACTAATTAAGAATAGAGAATTTATAAGAGATAATTTAAATATTGTAATTTATACAGATCAAATAGAAGTACTAGATTATTATTTTAAAAGTGCAGATATACGTAAATACGATGAACCTATATTCAGATACTTTGACAAATATAAACTAACTTATGATTTAGTACAAGAAAAAAAACAACCTGTAATGTATATAGATATAAGTAAATTAAAATCTATTTTTAGGACGGATTTAACTTATTTTGATAAAAACAAAATTTCTCACATATATACTAATGGGAATTGGAATAGTCTTCCTAATGCTAGTAGGTTACGTTTCTTTTATACAAAGCCTCCTAAAAAAGGATACTTAGACAATATATTAGATTATTTTGAAAAAGAAAATATATCTCTTGATAAAATTAACCCGATAATAGAAAAAACTTTTGTATTTCCATTTAAAGATTTTATGTCGGATGTAATGACAGTATTAGAATCTATTAGACCGCTCTTTGAGTGGAATAGCAAAAATAAAGAACACTTTTACACAGGCATAGGTAATGGCGAAGGTTTAGCACTAGGGTATGCTTTAGCTAAATGCAAAGTTACTAACTTAAGATTAAGTCAAATGCCAATCAATAAACTAAAAGCCCTTTAACTAAATATTATATTTTGATTAAACAAGGAATGAATATTCTCGAACAAAACGAGAAAAAAAGATTAGATTTTAACCCCGAATTAAAGCAAATAAATTTTTTAGACCGTAGGGTCTATAAGCGAGGCGAAGGAGTATATTACCCGTCCGTAACTACAATACTCCAGTATATGCCCAAAAATAAGTTCTTCGAAACATGGATGAAGGACGTTGGGCATAACGCCGACCTTATAATGAGGAAAGCAGGTAAAGAAGGTACTCAAGTACATGAAGCAGCTGAACAGCTAGTAGAAGGTAAAGAAGTATCCTGGATGGATGATTTCGGTAAAGCTAAATATTCTCAGCTTGTATGGGAGATGATCCTTAAGTTTGCTAATTTTTGGAAAACATATAAACCTGAATTAATATCATCTGAACAATTCGTATGGTCTGATAAGTATAAATTTGCTGGTACTGCAGATATAGTCTGTAAAATGAACGATGAAGTGTGGCTAATAGATTTAAAAACGTCTAATAGCATACATAAGTCATATGACCTACAATTAGCTTCTTATGCAAAAGGATTAGAAGAGAGCAGGGGAATAAAGATAGAGCGTACGGGGATACTTTGGTTAAAAGCTCAGTCTCGAGGTCCCTCCAAACAGAAAAAAATTATACAGGGCAAAGGATGGAAATTACTACAGGTAGATGATATAGAAAAAAACTTTGAACTGTTTAGACTTATATATAAATTATATGAATTAGAGAACCCTAATACAGAACCTATTTATAATAGCTACCCAACAACAGTAAAAGTATGAAAAAACTATTAATTACATCCCTTATAATTCTTTTAACAAGCTGCTCAACATTTAGAGTCTCTACTCTTTATTATGATCCTATATACGGATCTGATGGAACAGAAATAGTAACCGATGTAATTGATAATGAATTTCAATTAGCAAGAAAACTTCAAACTGACTTTACATTCAGATATAATTTTGCTCAATATGCTATGAACCAACCTTACAGTTGGTACTTTAACAACCGTGCACTTAACAGATATAACATGTGGAATCCATATAGTAGATTTGGCATGTATACTAATAGTCATAACTTTTGGATGAATTGGGCATTTGATTTTCCTTACAGTAATTTTGGTTATAACTGGAGAGATCCTTTTGGTTTTAACAACTATTATTCTGGTTGGCAAAATAGACATGCTTTTAGTTGGAATAGTTGGAACTATAGACCTTATTACAATCAATTTAGAGTATATAATAATAATAGAAGAGATATGAATATATCTTATAATAGAGGTAGAAGAGGCTCTAGTAATAATGTAGGTAGAAAAATTGCAAACGTGACAAATAATAATACTGTTAATTATAATCAACCTAGAAGAACTATTAAAAGTAATATCGATAATGTAGTAGAAACTATTAAAAGAGAAAATAGAGGAAGGTCTATAAGGGTATATACAAACCCTAATAATGTACCAGATGTAATTGTTAGAGGTAATAATTCTATAAATAATAATAATATTAGAATAAACCGAAGACCAAATACTAATCCAACTAACTATAACAACACAAGAAGTAATTATAGATCAACACCTAATGTTAGAAGTAATTCTTCATCTACAAGGTCATCTAATTCAAGCACAAGAAGCTTAAGTAGATCTAGTAGAGGAGGAAGAGGAAATAATAACAATTAATATGAAACTATCAACCATTATATTAGAAGATCGTAATAAACCTAAAGCTGTAATTATGGCAGGAGGAGCAGGATCAGGTAAAACTTATTTACTTAATCAACTTAACTTAGATAGTCTAACTCAGTTTAATCCTGATAAGTACGTAGAAGATAAAGACCATCCTTATTTTAATAATTTAGGAGCAGCCAGTAGACAAGTTGAAAAAGACGTACTTGCAGCAGCTGAAGATAAAATTAGTTTAGTATGGGATACTACTGCCTCTGGTGCTAAGTTTGATGAAAATTTAAATAAACTACTTAAAGGTGGTTACGATGTTTATATGGTCTTAGTATATACTCATCCAATGATATCTTATATATCTAATTTTCAAAGAGGAAGAAACATTCCTGCTTCTTCAGTCTTTTTAACTTGGAGAAACGCTTATCAAAAGATAGGAGATTTTAGAAAAAAATTAAAAGGAAACTTATCTATTTTTGTAAATGATAGAGGCGGAGAATTTAAAAAAGAAATAGAAGCATTTAATACTGCAGCTAAAAACGGTACTACAGGAATAAAAGATTACTTAAAAGCTTATAATGAAAAAACAGGAGCAGGTAAAAGCTCTTTCTTCAAACCAGTAGTAATGTCTCAAGAAGAAGAGCAAGAATTTAACAAAGCTGTAGTAAACGTAGATTGGAATAAAAATAACAGATCAGAAGATAAAGCTCTTAAAACAGCTTTCTTAAAAACTTATCAAAAGATAGGTACCGGACCTGGAGAAGATAAACTTAAAGATGCAGTAAAAAAATATAGAGATGGTAAAGTCAGTAGTGACGAAAGAAATGATGCAGTTTTAAACAGTATTGCCGATATGGTATTTAATCCTACGTTTCAAGAATTACTACAACATTCATCACCTCAAGAAATAGATCAAAAAGTTCAAGCGTTTTTATGATAGCATTATATCCAGGAGCATTTAAACCACCTCATAGAGGTCATTTCGAAGTCGTTAAAAGTTTACTTAACGGTACTCATAATGGTCAGGTATATACTAAAGATAATTATAAAGATGCTGGTTCATCTTCTCTTTCTGGAAAAAAGAGTATAGTAGATAAAATTAATAAGGTAATAGTATTTCCTGGAGGAGGAGAAAGAAATGGAATAACTAAAGGAGAATCTATAGCTATATGGAAAATATATTCTAAATATTTACCTGGAATAGAAGTTATGGATGGTGAAAAGAATCCTATGTTTGCTGCTAAAGATTATGCTAAAGCAAATACTAATGATAACTTTTATGCTATTACAGGAATAAGGAGTGAAGAAGATTTAATCGATTTGAGAAGAATTACTACTTTTACAAATACTCCTCATGTACAAGGTTTAGTTATACCTGCTGCTAAAGGAAATAACGTAAGGGCTTCACAATTGAGACAAGCTGCCTTAAGTGGTAATTTAGATCAATTAAGAGATTTTTTTCCTGAACAACTAAACAGAGAAGAGTTGCTATCTATATTAAAGATGCTTAAAGATAATATTATATCAGAAATAATGAACGAAAAGATGGAGAATCTTTTTGAAGAAATGTTTGTATCTGAAGCTTCGTTTTTTGAAAGTGATACTGAAAAAATAGATAGAGCTATAGAAAGACTATCAATAGATTCTAAATTTAAAGTAGACGATATAAAGAGACAACTTGGAATTTACTTTTCAGATGAAAAAGATAAAGCTTCTGATTTTATTAAAAACTTTATTAACGATACTTTATATAAATTTACCGAACCAACAGTTATTAAAGCCTACTTAAAAGGTGAAAGATTAGATGTACTAAAAGAAGAACAAGATATACCAGAATATACAAAACATATAGCTTCCGTTTTAGAATACATGATAGATGAGGGTATGAATGTTATTCCTTTACCTGAAGTAAAAACTATAAAGGATGAAACTAATGCAGCAAACTTTTTTGGTAGAACTGCATATTATGATCCTAATGTAAAAGAAATAGTTTTATATGTAGAAGGTAGACATCCTAAAGATATAGTTAGATCGTTTGTACATGAAATGATTCATCATATACAGAACCTAGAAGGAAGATTAGAAGATATAGGTACTACTAATACTAATGAAGATGAAAATTTATTAGAAATTGAAAAAGAAGCATACTTAAAAGGTAACATTACTTTTAGAAACTGGGAAGATTCAGTTAAAAAAGTTGGAGATGAAGGATAAAGTTCGTATATTTAAGTATACAAATTAAGGTTATGCATTTACGAACTACAAAAAGATTAGCTGAAAACTACTTAAAAAACTGTGTTAGCCTTTATGGTCATAGTAAACATCACGAAACTACACCCTATATAGAGTTTCAACCATATGTGCATTCAGTTTATACAGAAGATGATAATCCTGAAGCTGAATATATTTTTGACTACAACACTATAGTTATATATTATAAGAACATAGAAGATGCAGAACATTTAGCTCAAACTATTGTTCACGAATATCAACATTACTTACAGTCTCCTTCATGGATGACTAGGTATTATAATATGGGTCACTGTTACTCAGATCATCCATATGAGATTGCAGCATTTGCTGAAGAAAAAAACTGGAAATTAGTAGCCTGATGAAAAAAAGTTTAATAGATTTATTAGAAGCTTATCCTATACCAGAGGTAAAAGAAAAACCACCGTATAAAATATACTGTGATATGGATGGAGTACTTACTAATTTTGAAAGTAGATTCGAACATTTTACAGGAATGCATCCGCAAGAGTATGAAAAAGCAAAAGGATTACCAGCTTTCTGGAATCTTATAGACGTTGAAGTAGGAGTCAGATTTTGGATTGGTATGCCTTGGATGCCTCAAGGAGAACAGTTATGGAACTTTATAAAGCCTTACCAACCAGATTTACTTACCTCTCCTTCTAGGGATAATAATTCTAGATTAGGAAAAAATCTATGGGTAAAGAATAACCTTAACCCTAAACCTAAAGTTATATTTGCTTATTCGAAAGATAAACAAAGATACGCAAATGAGAATACTATATTAATTGATGATAAACCATCTAATATAAATGATTGGGCATCTAAAGGCGGTATTGCTATTAGATGTAAAAACGGAAACGTTGACCACGTTATACAAAAATTAAAAGAGCTAGGGTATGAGTGAATCTTTACTTAAAAAAGAATTTAAACAATCAGACGTTCAAAGGGTAAGAAACTTAGTAAATAAAGACTATACCTCTAAAACTAAAGATCAGGTTGGGTATAAAAAAACTTTAGAATTTCATGCTGAAGGAGATATTTGGGAAGAAAATGGTAAAGAGTGGACTATTAAAAATGGTTTAAAACAAAACATTACCAAGTTAGATAAAGCTAAATCAGCAACTAGAATTCCACTTACATGTCCCAAATGTGAAGGCTCTATGAGACACCACTTACATAAAAAGATGTACCGTATACATGGATTTTGCTTTGACTGCACAGTAGATTACGAAGCATCACTTCGAAAAGCCGGACTTTATGAGCAATATGAAAAACAAATGCTTCAGAATAATATGAACGGATTTCTTCAAGATTTAGAGCTGTGGTTCCAAGATAAACTATCTGAAGTAGATACATTTGTTACTGAACAAGGGGATGTAGAAGACTGGAAGCATAATAAAAAACAACACCAGGATAACATTACTAAAAAAGTTCTTGAATATTCCTCTATAGTACGTAAGCGTTTAGGATAAATTATATATTTATAGTAAATTGCAGTAATGACTCAAAAAGACTTAATTGAATCAGTATTAACTGAAATCAAACACATTAAGACTCACATGCCGAATGGTGAGTTAAAGCAGATGGCTAATGATTTTGAAAAGATGAAAAATGATGTTTCAGATTTAAAACGTACTCTACTTAACCCAGACGATGGAGTCATAGTAAATACTAATAAAAATACTGAAAGCCGTATGTACCATGAATCTAGAGCAGAGCTCTATGCTGATAATCTAAGTAAGCTCAATGAACTACAATCTTGGAAGCAAGGAGTCAATAGAGCACTATGGATTATATTCGGTATACTAGCAACCGTGGTAATTAGAATGTTAATAATGCATTCTGAACAAGTAGGACAGTAATGACAAATCAAGAAGTACAAAATATTACATTAGAGTCGTTAAGAGACTGGTTTAAGAAAGAGAAATGGGTTCGCATCTCTTCTTCTGGTAATATAGCAGGACCTTGTGGTACTTCTAAAAATAAAAAGAACCCAGACAGGTGTTTACCAAAAGCAAAAGCACAGAGTTTAACTAAAGGCCAAAGAGCCGCTACTGCTGCAAAGAAAAAGAAAGCAGGGAGTAAAGGAAAGACAGTCGTGAAAAATACAAAAAAAGCAACAGTAAAAAAAGAAGGCCTATGGGCTAATATAAATGCTAAGAAAAAAGCAGGTAAGAAATCTTCTCATAAAAACTCTAATGCATATAAAGATGCTAAAAAAGCAGGTAATGCACTAAAGCAAGAAACAAAAGGAGCTCCAAAAGGACACTACTTCACTAAATCAGGTAACTTAGTTAAAGGAACATTAAGTAAAGATGCTAAAGAAAGAGGAGCTAGACTAAGTGATCCAAAAGATAAACAAAGATCTAAAATACCCCCAGTTACTCAATACTCTGAAATTACAAAAGAAGATATAAAAAACTTTGTAATAGGGACTATAGCAGAAATGCAAAACGAAAATACTATTACTGAGAAAGACGATAGGTGTACTAGATTAGCTAAAAGTAAATACGATACTTGGCCATCAGCTTATGCTTCAGGTGCAGTAGTTAGATGTAGAAGAGGAGAAATTTGGAAGAAAAAATAAGGTAAAATAAACCAATTTAGTTATATTAATGGAGTTAATTTTTAGTTTCTCTCTTCAAATAGGAGATTATAAAGAAGTTAATTATGTTTTAGATCTCTACAAAGCTTCAATGATCAAAGCACGAGATTATGGTCATTCAATTAAATTGTACGGTTGTGATTTTACTTTAGAATACTTAAAGGGTTATTATGATAGTAAAGTAAATATATCTAATATTGATCTTTTAATAACAGATGATCTTAAAATGTATATACATTCTGTAGAACCAGCAGGAAGTATTACTTTTGACGGTGATATTATTCTTAATTCTAAATTAGTAATAAATAAATCAGCTGATATAGTTTTTGAAAGAAGAGAAAGAATGAGGCATAGAATTCAAGGTAAAAAGCATTATATGCCACCTCTTTTAAAAATTTTTAGCAAGTATAAAGTTGGCAAACATATCCATAATTTTAATTATAATGAACTTCGTTATTACAACGTCGGAGTACTGTGCTTTAGAACCGAACAGATAAAAAATTCTTTTTTAGATGCATATTATAATATTAGAAAGTTTTATTTAGATACTATAGAACCTAAAGAAAAATTAATACCTAAAAATATAATTGTTTCTTCGATGCTTACTCAATATTATTTTGCCTGTATAGTAAACACTAATAATATAGAGTGTGATTTTACACTTAGAAATAGTGAAAATTCATACATGCATTACATGGGTGAGTTTAAGTTAATTAAAAAAATTATAGATCCTATACTATCTATTATAGATAAAAGACCGCTAATCTAAATTAGGTATATGACAAGATTAACTTTAGCACAAATAATAGGTGAAATACTTGCTGCCGAAAACTTTAAAGACGGCAAGAAGAAAGGTAAGTCAAGACCCGGCCGTGTAAAAAAATCAGGTGCATCATGCAAAGGATCAGTAACATCGTTAAGAGCTAAAGCTAAAAAACATGGTGGTGAAAAAGGTAAAATGTACCATTGGTGTGCTAATATGAAGAGCGGTAAAAAATAATGTTTAAAAAAAATACTTATACAGTTATTGAAGACCTTTATTTAGGTAACCCTGCTGAACAAGAGGTCAAATGGACTGAATCTTTTTTTGATAGAGAAGGTTATGAATTAAATGCCATTGAAAAAGAGTTTTATGCTTCTAATCAAATACCTATCTTAGTTGAAGAAAGACAAACAAGAAGAGTTCCAGACGACGCTTTAAAAGTACAACTACAACACTGGTATTCTGAAATTGAGTCTCATCCTAACTTACTTATCGATCATGCTCATATACTTCATAGACTTGCATATAAAGGAGAAGCCTTAGAGCAAATAAAAGAAAAAGCAAAAGAATACCCTCACTTATGGAGGATGGTTCATATGAAACCTAAATATGGAGCAGACTTTGCTGTAGATTGGGTAGATGAAGACCAAGCAGTTGAAATATTTCATTTTGAACTAGATGCTAGGAATTCTGAAGAATTTTTATTAAATTTAAATAAACTAGAGAAGTTTATAGATTCTACTGATTGGGAAAATAAAGCTAAAGAGCTTTTAAGCAAAAAAAATGAGTGGAAACATTTAAATGAATATGATCAAGCAATTTATAAAGCTGAGTTGTTTGACTTTAACAAAATAGATATAAAGTATTTTGAAGACGACTACCTTAATAAACCCTATCTATTCAGCTATCTTAAAGTTATTGATTAATCTATCTATTTATTATTATAGCTATAAAACAGTAGAATAATGACCTATAAAGAACTAAACGACCGTTTATCTAAATGTCAGCTTACTTTAGAAAAAATTAAAGACGGAACATATACACCTAGCAAATCTCAAAATATTACCAAAACAACTAAGAATCTTGAGCTACTAAAAGAATCTCTTATTAAACAATTAAAAGAAGCAGAAAAAGGTATGATACATACTGATGATGAAGCGAAAGCAAAAGACCTAGCTGATGCTGGAGCTAATGTAAAGCTCACTAAAGAACAGGACGGAATTAAATTTAGTGTAGACGAAACAAAAGCTATAGCTAAAAGTGTAGGTAAAGCTGTAGCCATGAGCGTAAAAAGCTTAGGAGATGAAATAGGTAGCATGAAAGCTACAAATATAGAAGAAAATTCTTTCGATATTGATATTACTTATAAAAACGATAATGAAGATTCTTTTTCATTTTATATTACTGATGATACTTTACATTTAACTGATTTTTCTTTTGACAAAGAATTAACAGACGTAGGAGTTAAACCATCAGGAGAAGCACAGGTAAATATAGATCATTTAGCTAATGAACTTACAAAGCATTTTAAATCTCGAAATGAAGTAGTAAATGCTGATGATACTAAAGGATTAAAAAAGCTTTCTAAAGCATTAAAAGGTTCTAGTAAAGCTCATCTAGATCAGAAGAAAAAATTAGATAAAGATACTAAAGGTATAATTAAACTTTCTAAGTCTTTAAAAGGTTCAAGCAAAGCTCATTTAGATCAAAAGAAAAAACTAGATAAGCTAATTAATACAGAAAATATCTCAGAAGGAGAGTTTGACGAATACGAACCACAGCACTTCGATATATGCCCAGGAGCAGAAGCTTTAAGGAACGAACTTATTAAAGACGGTATGACTACTGCCGAGCTTGGTGAATGGACTAAAATACATGACGACTTATTTAAATTAGAAAAAGCAGTTATTGCGTCTAATAATGCAACTCCTGCAGCTGTTGAGTATGCTGAAAAAGTAAGAGAGAAGCTTATTCATATTTCTAGAGACTTAGGTATAAATGCTGATAAAATTCATTACCTAAAAGGACATGTTGATAAAATAAAAGATATAGCAGCTGGTAAACTTAATGAAGCACCAGACGGTGTACATTATATAAAGGTAGAAAGTACAGAATTAATGGAAGCATTAGGTATTCTTGAAGCAGCCTTTTTTAATGATGAACATATAAAGTTTGAACTTAACGACCCTAATATTATTTACATAAGAGGAGCTGAAGAATCTGATATTCATGATGCTTACGAAGAATTACAACAGAACGGTATTATAGTTGATGAGACTAGTATCGGAGTTGAGTTACAAGAAATGGATATGAATGACCCAGTGCTTATGAAATTAAGAGCTGATAAAATGAAAAAGAAAAAAATAACTCCTACTACCACATCTAGGAGTTCTATAATTATATCTAAATTAAAAGCTAAAAGAGCTGAAATAATGAGAGATATGGAACAGGAAGCAGAACCAGAAGGAGGTCCAATAGCAGATAAGTACGGCAGTATGCTTAATAAGATTGATGCTGCAATAGCAAAAGCAAGTGGCCTAAAAGAGATGGACGAAGATATGGATGTCGGGCATCAAGATGATGAACCTGGCATGCTACAAACTACTGCATATGAAACTGCTCAATATGCTGCTAAACTAGTCAAAAAATTACAGAAGTATGAACAGTTTGACGGAGAAGTAGATTTTCCTAACTGGTGGCAATCTAAATTAATCTTAGCTAAAGATTATATGCAAAAAGCATTTCATTATTTAGATTCAGAAGAAAAGCAACCTGCTATAGATCAACTTGCTTTAGAAGGAGACGGTATGACAACTAAAATTAAACCTTCACAAGGCGATCCTACTAATATGGCTTATACTGATAAAGTAAAAGAAGGTAGAGGAGATGGAGATGCTATTAATGACATTATAATTAATATGGCTAATGAGGACGATATCTCTACTAGAGAAGCAGCTGAAGAAATTATAGATCATATTACTCATATATTCATTGATACTAAAGGTACTGATGAAGGTAAATATAAATCAGATGCTCAAAGAAAAGCAATCTATGCTACCAAAGCTGAAAAAGAAGGTGTAAACGAAAGATTAAGCGGTGATGCAAAAGAAGCAATTTATGATCTACAGAATATATTAGATCAAGCTGCTCAATTAGGAGATGAAGCTAGACAGATTGTAAAAGAT